TTTTGCCCCACTCCCAGATCGGTAAGGCATAGCACCCGGCGACAACGGAGACTTCATTCTCGCGGCAAAGGTCGATCAGTCCGGCCAGTTTCATCCATCCATCACCGACAAGAGAACCGACAAGGCATGCAGTGAGTTTCACGGTTTCTCCAAGAGGACCATCGGAAATACCGGCTCGCCGTCGACCGGGACTTGTCGCCAGTCTTCATTGAGCAATTTGGGAATCAACGCCCCACCTTTACCGGCGAATGGCATCCGCGACTCCGTATCGTCGAATAAGGCGAGCGCCCCTGTTTGGAATTTATCCTTCCACCGTTCATGCAATTCGACATACCAAGACCACGGTTCCGAAGGAGCGTCGTAGTAGATGAGATCGATTCGCGGAAGGTAAAAGTCGTGCTCTGGATTATTCACGAAGGCTGCATACTCAAAGGCATCCAATCGGTGAAATCTGACATACCGCGTTGCATCGAAACAATATTTACGCAGGATGGCGGCGGAGTTCTGGACTGCGCCCTCGCGGACATCAACCGCGTGAATGATGGAATCGAATTGTTTCGCGTACCATCCGAAATAGGCTTCGGATGTGCCCACTTCGACGATGACCTGCGGCTCTGTGCGCCGGGCAGCCAAAAGATCCAGCGTCCCAATTAAGGTCTTCCGACGACCGAAGGGTGGTGAGTCTTTCCAAATCACGGATTCCAGTCCTCCACCGGCCATTCGTCCGGTTCATCTTTAGAGTTTCGAGAGCGGCACTATCCCGGATCGCCAACGTCGGCTGTAGATATACGCCTCTTCCCATTGGCTGAATTCAGCCGGCGTAAGTGATTCGGCTTTTACTCCGGTGTGTCGGTCCACCAAGAAGTGATTGCGATCCCACGTACTTATCGGGTGAATCCAAAAAAGACTTCCGCCGCCAGCCTTGAATCTCTTCAGGCAATCGGCACATGCGCATGGAATCTTGTCTTTCACGATTTCCAGTCCTCGACCGACCATTCATCCGGTTCATCCGCCGACCATGACGGCGACGGCATATTCAGCAGAATGGCCGGTTCTCCCATGTGGTTCACAATCTGACAGGCCGTCCCCGGCTCCACCTTAAGCGGCTCATGCGCGTTGTACGCTCCGAGCCGATGCTCCTCATAGGTGCCGTCCTTGCGTGTGATGATCACCACATTGCCCTGAATGCAGGCGAAAAAGCCGGTACGCTTCTGGTGGAGGTGTGGGCCTTTCGAGCAATCCGGATTGACGACCGTCACGTAGACCTGATCCGGCCTGTAGCCGCTCTCCCGGCAGTTCCAGATGGGCAGGATCCAGCCGTTTACGTTGCCGTCGGCGTCCTTAGTTTGGATTCGCATCCTTTGGGGCCCACTCTTCCATTGAATTCGTCGTAAGCCCAAGTTTTTTAAGCAAGGGCTCCACTTCTTCTCTCGTGCCGCTTGCTGATTCCCAGGCCGCCGAATCGTACCAACCCTGAATAACGGCTAATTCCTCGGTGCATAACTCAACTATCGTATTCATGCTGCCTTCCTGTACCAGTTACTCGAATCCTGTGTGAACCCGATTGTGGAAAGCATCGGGTCCCAGTCCTCCACGAAATGATCGTTGCGCTGAAGGTGCATCGGGATGGACCCGTTCGGGCCGCTACCCATCGTTGGCCCGAAGGCATTCTGGGCGAACAGTACACCGGCCGGCTTCAGGCAATACCTGATCGCCGCAACCCATATCGGAACGTCAGTGACGTGCTCCAGGAAGTCGCTGCACACAATGGCGTCAAACGCGCCCTGGAGTTCCGGGTCGCACCCTCCATGTTCACCGCCAACCGGCGCCCAACCGGACGTGAGGCAGACCGGCATTTCCCGCCCAAACCGCCGCCAGTACCGAAAGGCAGCGAAAGCGGCCGTCCGGCTGCCGGCCAAGTCGTGATAGGTCACATCGAATCCTTCCCGGGCGAAATGGATGGTCATTGTCCCGACGCCATCGCCGAGTACAAGCACGGTTTTGACGCCGAGCGCCTTCAGGTGATCCGAGATTCCCTTGCACATGCCGGAATAGTTGAATCCGCGATCCGCATGGTAGGCCGAAAGCTCCCAGAGGTAGGATTCCGTCCGGCGGTACCACTCGAGGAGTGTCCTGTCGTCCTGCGGGTTGATCCGCCGGAAGTCGCTGGTAACGTCCTGGTGGAGCTTCCCGAAGCCCTGCCCAAGCCGATTCACTGCCTGATCCTTTGAGATTCCGAGAAATAAGGCGATTTCAATAGCCTTGTCTTCGATGTCATGTGTCATGCGTGAGTCCCAATCTGCTTTTAGCTGCCGAATACCGTCCCGCCAGTTGATGAAATTCCGGGCGGTGGGCAGATCATATGTCGTATCCTTCGGGCGGGGCGCGATACCTGGAAAGTCATCGTGCGAAACCAGCGTATGCGTCAGCCCGAGAGCGCCAGCCACGGTAGAACGGCTGACGGGTGCTGGGAGCCCTAGATGCACGACTCGATCACCCTGAGAGCCGTATAGGACGACTCGCCAGAGCAGGCGGGCGGCGTCCTCCGCGAAAAGCGGCGAGAAATGCCGGTCCCCTACCTGTCTGGACTGTCCAGTGAGCATTTGTTCAACCGGATTCGTCCGCCCGACGTGTGGGAGCGGCCGGACGCCGAGGATGAACGTAGGCCGGACCACCGTTGCGCAGTCATGCGCCAGGACATCCTCAGCGGCTTTCTTCTGCCGTCCGTACTCATTAACCGGCTGCCGCTCGTCCATCGGGCTGTAGGGCGGATCATCGCCGGAAAACACGGCCTGTGTGCTGACTTGGATCAGCCGGCGGTTCTCTTCTTCACACCAGACGGCCAGCTCGATGGGCATGTGCACGTTGATGTATTCCGACGCCGCCGGGTCTTTCTCCACGACGTCAGGCCGGGATTCGCCGGCCAAATTGACGATAACCTCGGGCGAATGCCGTCCGAGGAATTCAATCATGGAATCCCGATCCATCAGGTCGCAACCGACGTGCAGACAGTCCGCCTTGCGCCGATGCCAGATCGGCTTTACGAGATCCGGCACGTTCAGGCGCATGTGCTGGCCCAAAATACCGGAGGAACCTAAAATGAGGACTTTCATGCCCGACACGGCCTTCCGAAATTGTCATGTCCCCACTTGGCGATGAATCGCTTGAGATTCGGGTGAAAATCCCCGCCCGCGCGCGGCCCGCCGCGAAAGCTCGACGTCAGGGAGCCGTGATCGACGAAACAGCCATCGAAGATGCCGAGCTTGAAGCCAGCCTTGCGAACGCGCAGGCAGTAGTCGTCGTCCTCGCAGCCGTAATCGACGAAACGCTCGTCGAGGAGCCCGATCTTCTCGATGGTCGTGCGCGGGATGTACACGCAGATGAAACAGACTTGCCGTGGGTCCTCGCGGAGACCGATGCCCTTCGGCAACTGGTTCAGATTGCCGGTGACGTTCGTCGTTGCAGCGATAAGCCCGTACTCGGGATGGTCATGCGCTACCGCCGCCATCGCCGTGAAGCCGCCGGGCGTCTGGAGAAGAGCGTCATCATTCAGGAGAATGACGTCCTGATATTCCAGCAATGATGGAATACGTTGCGGGAATCCATGGGCGTCTACCCCCACCGTCACCCATTCCGCCACTCTTCCCGCCGCTCGGATGCCAATATTAACGTTGCGGGCGAAAACGAAGGGCTTTACCCCGGGAATGAAGTCGGCGGCTTTTGTCAAAAATAAATCCTTCGGCAGCCCATCGTCGACGACAATAATGCGGGCGTCGGATTCATTCCCCCAGATCGCCAAAGAACATGACCTGAGATTCGCCGCGTTCCGCGACAGGATGATAATCGAGAAACTCACTTCACCGCCTCCAAAACCGCCGTAATTTTCCATACGGGTTCGTGGACATCCCTGTATTCTCGCTCCGCCAACGATATTACCCGGAAGCGCGCGCGGATGCAATAGTTTTTACTCAGTCTTTTATGCGCGAAACTACCGTCCTCGAAGTACTGGAAGCTGTTCATGCACCAGGCCGTCTTGTGCGTCGGATCCTGCGCGAACCCGGCGCCCCTCGACGCGCTGGGAACCTCGATGGTGATGCGCCCGCCGGGCCGGAGGACCCGCCAGGACTCGTTCATGACGTGGATCCGGCCATCGGGGCAGCACCGGCATTCAATGTGCTCGAAGATGTCAAAGGCCGCGATCTCGTCGACGCTGGAATCCGGCCACGGCCAGCGGTCCCGAAGGTCGGCGATCTGGTCCGCCGGGGGAACGATGTCCACGCCGATGAAGCCGGGGAGCGCCCGATCGGAACAGCCGAGGTTCAGCTTCATGGTCGCCACGGCAGCGCCGTCGGATCGACGGCCCGCCACTGTTTCGAATTCTTGACTCGCGGCGACGTCCCGCCGCCATGCGTTACGGCAACCATCTTGCCGATGCCTTCCTGCGCGCTCAGGACGCCTCGGGCCCGCGCCACGAAGTCGTTATCCTCGCCACATTGGAATTCCCGGAAGGGATGCGTCCGCCAGTACGATTTCCAGTAGCAGAGCGAAGTCCCGACCGCGTAGTGCGGGCTGCCGAGGTACTCGTGGGCTTCCTGCGTCTGTTCATCGAGGAAATGGATGGTCCGGTAGCCGGTTGCGAGATTGCCCTTGAGCACGGCAACTTGTTCAGCCAGCCGTCCCGGATAGCTCCAGTCGTCGTCATCCCAGTGCGCGATGATGTCGCCCGCCGCCAGCTCACAGCAGAGATTCCGCTTCGCCCCGATCGCCCGCTTGCCGGGATACCGGACAAACCGGATCCCCGGCTCATTCGGCACGTACCTTGCGAGGTCTTCCCCGGCGCCGTCTTGGAGGATCAGGAGTTCCTTTCGGCTCCACGTCTGAGTCAGGAAGCACCGGATCGCCGTCGGCAGGTAATTCGCCCGCTGGCTCAGTGTTGGGCATATACAGGTGACGAAAGGATTCCGGGACGACCACGGGCGTCAGGGGTGGTGCGGGGATGATTACCTTGGTTTCGTACATCGAGACCGGTGCCGTCACGGCCAGCCCCGATCCGAGAAGCGATTTGATGGCGTCCAGGTCGTCCAGTTCGAACGTGGCGCCGGGCACTACCATCCCATATTCGCCACAGAGTTGGCGTTGTGCGATGAGTATCATGGTTGAAAAATCGGGGAGGGCCGAAACCCTCCCCATTGGCGGTGCGGCTGCGGTTAAGCCGGGCTAGCGTTCAGCGCGCCGTAGATGTAGGCGGCTGGCCGGTAGAGGACAAGCGCCAATCGCGCCTCAACGCGGATGGCGACCTTGTTCTCGGTGAAATAGGTCGAATGTTCCGTGGAAATGTCCACGGTCACACCCATGCGGTTTCGGATGACGCCGGCAACGGGAGCGCCGGAGCCGACGAGAAAGTATCCGGCGGTCATTGCGGTGGTCACGACCGGATTCAAGCCCCAGATCGGCGAGAAGCCGACCGGGCCGTCGGGCCGGTCGAAGATGTACCGGCCGGTCGTGTCTTTGATGAGGCGCATGCCCCAGTAGTCCGCCGGATTCAAGACCACGAAATTGGGACTGGCCTCATTGGCGACGGAGACCTGCTGGACAGCGCGGCCCACCAGGTCCATCTTTTCCCACCCATCGGAAGCGGTTGTCAGCGTCGTATCGAACGCCGTCGCCTGGGTGGTCAAGCCGTTCAGGTTCTGCGATGTGTTATCGCCGGAAAGAATCTGATCCTCGATCTCCTCTTCGAGCGCGAAGACCAGCGATTCCGTGAGCAACTGCTGCAAGCCCTGGAAGTCATCCAGGATTTGCCGCGTCGCCGGAATCCACGTTGCGATTGTGCGAACCGGCGTGTTCACGGTCGTGAATTTCATCTCCGATTCGCCCTTGGCCGATCCTTCCGTCTGTGGACTGACCACCTTCGAGAAGGAACTCACCTTGACGTAATCGATCGAATTGTTGTCCGTTGGCGCCGCGCTAAAAAGCTGGCGCAGGCGAAGTGGACGGCGGGCCTCCAGGACGACGCCGGGCACCCGCTCGAAGAGCAGAACGCCGGAAGTCGCGGAACCCACGGCGGTTGATGTGATGAGCGTCTTTTCCTCGCGGGACTTGGCGATGAAGCCATCCAAGTCCACATCGGGAAAGTGCAGTACGGCACTCTTGGATTCATTGCGGACCAGCTTCTGGAGCTGATCGCTTTCCTTGAGCGTCTCGGCAATGGATTTGCCGTTCTTCCCGCCGCCGGCGGGCCGCTGCATCTTCTGTTCGATGGCGTCCACCTGTTTCTGGATCGCATCGATTTTGGTTTTTGTTTCGTCCAGGACCGTGCCGAAGGTCTTTTCCTGCTCCTTGGCTTTCTCGAAGTGGGTTTTGAGATCGGCCTGGAGGAGTTCGAGTTGCTTCTTTAGCTCTTCCATAGCTTTTGCCTCCTGCCTCACGGCAGTAGTCCCGGCTTGGAAATGATCCGGGGTTAGTTGACGTAAGACCGCATCGCTTTCGCTGTTGCGGTCATGCTTTCGAGCTTCGAGTGGTCCTGGACCGGCTCGTTACCCTCGGATGGCGGCTCTTTCGCCTTGTGCGGCTCCGGTTCCGGAGTGCTGGCCTTGGCTGAGAGTGCCGAAACTTGTTCCTCGATGCGCTTTATGCGCTCCTCATCGTCCGCGCTCTTGACGCGCGTCACTTGGGCCTGTGGCAACATCGGGAAGGTGACAATACTCACTTCCCAGAGCTTCAGCTCTTGGATGTGCCGGATCATGCGGCCCTCGATATCCTGGTATGTCGATTTGATCGTCTGGAAGCCGACGCTCAAGCCCCTGATGAGCTTGTTTTTCATCTTGCGATAGGCTTTCTGCGCGGTCGGGTCTTCGAGATCCAGCCGCCCAGACACGAGGATCTTACTCTGCCATTCCTTGACGTTGCCTTCGCCGACAACCTCATCGGACTTGTGCTGCCAGAGAATCGGTACGACCGGGTTTTCCTGAAGCGTTTTTGTAAAAGCCCCCTTGTCGATCACGTCGCCGCCGAGATCCTCGACGCCATATGCCGACGCGATGCCGGTAAATGTGCCGTCTTCATTGACTTCCTTGATTTCGAGTTGCAGTTCGAGGTCGTACATGGCTCCTCCTAGTTCACCGTCTGCTTTGGCGCGCCGCTACTGACTTTCACGAGTTGCGCCTGTTCGCTGACGGTCGGATCTCCAGTGCCCGGGACCGTCTGCATGTTGAGCTGAATGTGATGCGCGTCGCCGCCTTCTACGGGGTCCCAGTCCTCAAGTTCTCGTACCTGATTGATCGAGGAGACTCCGTTCTGAAGCATCGTCGCGTAACCGGCCATGCGTGTCGGGAAATCCCCACGCATTAGAGACGCGGCGTTGTGCTTGGCAAAATACCCGGTTTTCCGTTCCTTCTCGGTCAGGAGCTTGTTGTAGATCGTCTGCTCCCATAGCGTCATCCAAGGCAGAAGCGTAAGCTGGATGAACTCCAGCGCCAGGTGCTCAATGTTGCTGAACGTCGCTCGCGAGAGGTCGGCGGCCAGGTGTGGCGAGATATTGTAGTACCGGCAAATCTCCGCGATCATGAACTGTCGCGCGAGGATGAACTGCGCCTTCTCGGGATCGACGCCGAACGGCTTGAAGTCCCACTCGCCCTCAAGTATTAGCCATTTATGCGCATTGTCGATCGTGCCGTAAGTCTTTTCCAGGTCCTCACGGAAGGTCTTCCGCGATTCGCTTTCCGCAAATGGGATTTGCTTCTTCAGCGCCCCGGCCGGCATCCCGCCGCGCGCGAAGAACAGCGCCCCGTACTGTTCAAGCGCAAGCGCAAGCCCGATAGCCTGCTTGGCGTGATCGACGATGCCCATCCCGCCGATACCGTCGTCGCTGATGTTCGACAGATGGAAGATATCCGCCGCCGAATACGGTACATCCTGCCCGGTCTTCGCCTTGACTTTATACGTCAAGGTGCCGTCATCGGCCATGGCTGCCGTGACGCTGCTTGGGTGTAGCGGATACAGGCCGACGATCCCATCACCCGAGCTACGCCTGACGATTCGGGCATACCCATTCCCATAATTCAGCGCGTGGTGCGTCAGCGTCGCCCGGAACCGTTGGGCGGTCTGGTAATCATTGGGCCGCTTTTGTAGAACCTCATAGAGTGGGTTGTCTGTCGCGGGTGTCGTGCTTGATCCTGTTCGCAGCAGGAGCGGCAGCGGCATCGATGCGATGGCTTCCGTGATGGCTCGCGTGCAGACCCAGACGACGGAACATTTCATCGCCTCTTCGACCGTGATTGACTTGCCCGTGTAGGATGCCGCCCCGCCGCCGAGAATCTGATACAGGTTTGCGTAGCCGTTTCGCGCGTACCAGGAAATCGAAACGGGATCGAAGCCGATTCCGGTGGACTTCAGGAGCAGTGACGTAGCTTTGATTGCGGCCCGCTGTAGAATGTTCATACCACCATCAACCTCGCCCCGCGCGAATACGGGTCTATGACTTCCTCGCGGCGCATCCAATGACTGAGCGCGATCATCGTCGCAACCGGCGCGTCGATCTTATTCACCGCCCGCGCCTTCATCGGGAATACGTCATCCTTCGCGTCGACCTTCGCGCCGACATTTCCCATCATCCAGGTCATCGCCGGATTGCCGTCGTGCCGGATCTTGCCGGCAATGATGAGGGCGCCCAATTTCTTCATCGGCTCCGAAAGGCGCCCGCGGTTCTGGGGGACGTCAACCATCTCCAGGCCCTCTTTCTGCATCCGGGTGGACATTTCGGTGGCTTGGTTCGGGTCGTAGCAGACGGATAAGAGCTTGAAGTCCTTCCGGTCCTGTAGCAAGTCCTGCTCGATGAGTTCGAAGTCAATCACGTTGCCCGGGGTGAGTTTCAGAATGCCGAGCGTCGCCCAGCCGCGGTACAGGTCGTAATTGGGGTTGCCGCGCTCAAGCTGGTCCTCGGGCAGATAGCACGTCGGGAAGACGTAGTACATGCCACCCTTGCGGAACAGCCGTACTCGCGCCGCGACGTCGATCTTGCTTGCGAGATCGAGCCCAACCATGCACTCCTGGTCGTAGAAATCCTCGATCTTGAGTGCCTGGTCTCTGCAGATTTGATTCCAGGCCAGCATATTGAAGTAGGCATCTGATGCGCCGACCCGGATATTGAGGCGTTTGGTAAGAAAGCTGGACTGCGCTCCTGCGTTCTTTTGAGCTTGGTTGCACCGGATCTCGATGTCCTTCTCGAGGACGGACACGCCGAGATTCGGGTTTGCCTTCCACCAGCTTGCTGGGGTTGTCCAGTCGTCCTCCGGGTCAATCGTGTAGATGACGCTGAAAAACGTGTCATCCTGGTGAAGTCCTTCGAGGACGTTCTGACCGTAATTGACCTGTTCGGCGAAGATTCCATCCGCTGAATCGCCTTCGGTGGAAATAATGAAAATGAGTGGCTGCTGTCGGGATCCGGTTGCCTCATCGAGGACATCGAAAACCTCACGGGTCTTGTGGGCATGCAGCTCATCGATGATCGCTCCATGGATGTTGAGCCCTTCCAGTGTGTCGGCGTCCCTGGATAGCGGTTTGAAAAACGCCGCCTTCGACTCGATCGTGATCGAATGGGCGAGAGGCCCGACGCCGAAGCGATCCCGAAAGCCGGGGGTGCGCTCCACCATGCGCTTGGCGATGTCCCATGAGATCTTCGCCTGATCGCGTGTCGTGGCAGCCGAATACACTTCGGCGCCGGGCTCGCCGTCAAGTGCCAGCAGATACAGTCCCACGCCGGCCGCGATTGTCGTCTTGGCGTTCTTGCGGGGGATGACGACGAGCGCCTTTCGAAACCGCCGGAAGCCCTGTTTGTCCACCCACCCGAAGATCGTTGTGAGAAAAAAGCACTGCCAGTCTTCGAGCTTGATCGTCCGGCTTTTCCATCGGCCCTTGATGTGAGGCAGAAACTCGATGAACTTGCAAATCTTTTCGGCCAGCGCCGGCCGGAATTTGTACTCCCAGTTCTTACGCGCCCGGTCGTCGAGCTGCCGCTGGCAGGCAAGGCGGATCCACTTGCACGCCGGTATCTTTCCGTCGACCACATCATGCGCATACCGTTCAGCTCGGCCCGCATAGCTCAACTGTTGGCGAGTTGCTCCCACGGGTCATCGGCATTGCCGTCGGGTGCCGCCTCCAATCGAGTTCTCGATGAAGGGGACAGCCCCAATTCCTGGCAGAACCGCAATTCCGACTTCATCGCATCCCGGACATTCGAAAACAACTGATTAACTGCGAGATAGCCGGTTTTTGTCGGGACGACCATTCCGGCGATCCCGCTGCCGCTGGCTGAGTTCAATTGCCGGACTTTCTCCAGATTCAGCAGGAGAAACGAGTGTATGATGCACAGGCTGGCCAGCACCAGGCCGTCGGCCTCCGTGATGACTTTCATACGCTGTAGGATCGGCATATAATGCCGCCAGGTCCTCGCCGCCATCTCGTCGCATGAGACGTAATCCGGCATGGCCGGAGGCTCCGCCACCGGTTGAGGCTCCCGCTTGTTGATGCGTCGTTTGCCGGGATTGCCCTCGACGATCCGGAGAGCAGTCGGCTTGACCGGGCGAAGTCCCCTCAATCTGTCCCCATGGGTTTCGGGCCGGGCTTGCGGCGCTTCGGTTTCCGTGCAGTTTTCATCGCTAAACTATTGCGAATATGAGACAATCTGAGTTGAATAATGCCATGGCGTTAATCTATGAACCTGCGGGCCGCGCGCGAGAGTACGCGGCCCTCGCCTGTAATGTGTATCGCGGGTGTGATCACGCCTGCTCGTATTGCTACGCGCCCGCCGCCACCCGCCGGCAGCGGGATGATTTCCGCCACCCGGTTCCGCGGACCGATTTCCTTCCTGCCCTGCGCCGGGAGGCGGAAGCCCGCGCGCCGAGTGAACCAATCCTCTTGTGCTTTACCTGCGATCCTTACCAGTCGCTCGATGAGAAACTGGGAACCACACGGGAGGCGATCAAGATCCTGCACGACGCCGGTCATGCCGTCCACATCCTGACCAAGGGCGGGAGCCGAGCGCTCCGTGATATTGATCTCTTGACGCCGCGAGACGCATTTGCGACGACCCTCACGCTGCTGGACGATGGCGCCAGCCTTGAGTGGGAGCCTGGAGCCGCGCTCCCCAGTGATCGTATCGCCACGATCCGCGAATTCCACGGCGCCGGCGTTCCGACCTGGGTCAGCCTGGAGCCGGTGCTCGATCCTGACATCGCGCTGGATATTATCCGCAAGACTCATCGATTCGTTGACCTGTTCAAAGTCGGCCGCCTCAATTATTCCGAACATGCGCGCTCGATTGATTGGGCTGGCTTCGCGGCACGGGCAGTTGATCTGCTGGAATCTCTCGGGAAGAAATTCTACGTGAAACGGGACCTGGCTGTATTTCTGCCGCCAGCCCGGCTTGAGCACATCGCTCCAGCGCAATCGCCGCGTGCCCCGGGTCGAGCTCCATCGCCAGGCATGTTCGGCGGGTAGATTCGCAAGCTAGAATCGTGGCCCCGGTTCCCGCGAACGGATCGGCAACGATCTTCCACGGATGATGCGCTTCGTTTCCCGTTCT